ATTTCTTGGATGGGTACAAACCATATTCATCATGGTTTGAGGGTATGGCTAAAAAACTTAAGTTTGATAGACGTAAGATTGCACAGGAATTGGAGTGTAATTTCTTGGGTTCGGGTGATAACGTTATTCCTTCTGATACGGTAGAAAAAATTAAGGAAAACTTTATTCGTGAACCTGAAAACAAATTTATGGGGGGTGCGTTATGGCAATGGAAAGAACCTGTGGTGGGTCACAAATATATTATGGGTATTGATGTTTCTCGTGGTGATAGTGAGGACTTTACAACATTCTGTATTATAGACTTTGACGAACGAGAACAGGTATTAGAGTATTTGGGTAAGATACCACCTGATGTCGCTGCGGAGGTTGCGTTTAAATGGGCAACCATGTATTCCGCGTTTATTGTGATTGACATTACGGGAGGTATGGGAGTTTCTACTGCTCGTAAACTTCAAGAAATGAATTATAAGGATTTGTATGTTGAGGGAACCAATGCTGCGGATAAATGGAAATACAACCCAAAAGCAATAGAAAAGATACCAGGACTAAACTTTAATTCAAAACGTGTTCAAATCGTCGCTGCATTTGAAGAAGCCTTAAGACATAACTTTATTGTTCGTTCATCAAGACTAATAAATGAATTAAATACATTCGTATACATTAACGGTAGACCTGACCACATTAAGGGACAACATGATGACCTTATTATGGCAATGGCTATGGCGATATATGTGGGAGAAAGTTCATTTACTCAATTAGAAAAGGTTACAGAACAAACTAAAGCAATGATGGAAAGTTGGATGGTTAATGAGACTCCTGTTAAAAATTCATCTAAAGACTTTAATCCTGGATTACCTGTCATGCCAAACAATAATAATCACTATCGACCAAACGGAATCACAAAACAAGATTATGAACAATATAACTGGTTATTTGGGGGTAGAAGAAGATAACCTTTAATTAATTCGGGTAAAGTTTATATTTATCTAAAAAACTATGGCGGAAAAGAATAATTATACGATTTGGCAAAGGTTAACAAAAGTATTTGGTCCCGATTCAACTTTGGACCAACAACCACCCGTATATAACTTCGACAAAAAACAAATACTCAAGACAACTAATAAACAAGAGTATGAGAGAGAGAAGTTACAAGCACAACAAACCCTTTATTTAGGTCAACAATGGCAAAAGATTGAAAACAATCTTTATACACAAGCAGTTTATTATGAACCAACTCGTTTAGCCTCCTTCTATGATTATGAAAGTATGGAGTATACTCCTGAGATTTCCGCCGCCTTAGATATATACTCAGAAGAATCTACTACTCCCGATGAAGACGGTTATATGTTACAGATATATTCGGAAAGTAAAAGAATTAAATCTGTTTTAGGTGATTTGTTTAATAACAGATTAGATATTAACACTAATCTACCTATGTGGACAAGAAATACATGTAAGTATGGTGACAATTTTGTTTATTTGAAATTAGACCCTGAAAAAGGTATTATGGGTGCACAACAACTACCTAATATTGAGATTACTAGACAAGAAAGAGGTATGAAAATGAAGCCCGAACGTAACTCAACAAGCACAGAAAATGACGCGTTAAAGTTTTTATGGCAAAATAAAGACATGGAATTTAATACATGGGAGATTGCTCACTTTAGATTATTAGGTGATGATAGAAAACTACCATATGGGACATCTATGTTGGAAAAAGGTAGAAGAATTTGGAAACAATTAATACTATCAGAAGATGCTATGTTAATTTATAGAACATCACGAGCACCTGAAAGAAGAGTATTTAAAGTATTTGTTGGAAATATGGACGATAAGGATGTTGAGCCATACGTAAATAGGGTGGCAAACAAGTTTAAGAGAGACCAAGTTGTCGATTCGAGTAACGGTAATGTGGATTTAAGATATAATCAAATGGCGGTTGACCAAGACTATTTTATCCCCGTCAGAGACCCTAACGCACCTAACCCTATAGATACATTGCCAGGTGCACAAAACCTATCTGAAATTGCAGATATAGAATACATTCAGAAGAAACTTTTAACATCTCTAAGAGTACCCAAAGCATTCTTAGGATTTGAAGAGGTTGTTGGTGACGGTAAAAACTTATCATTACAGGATATAAGATTTGCTAGAACTATAAACAGAATTCAAAAGTCGATGATTCAAGAACTAAATAAAATTGCAATTATACACCTTTACCTTTTAGGTTTTGAAGATGAATTAGGTAATTTTACTTTAGGTCTTACTAATCCTTCTACACAAGCGGACTTACTCAAAGTTGAGCAATGGCAACAAAAAATTCAATTATATAGAGATGCTGTTACTGACCCAGGAAATGGTATCTTACCCGTTTCCTCATCTTGGGCTAAGAAGCACATACTTGGTTTTAGTGACGAGGAAATTAAATTAGACTTACAACAACAAAGAATCGAAAAAGCGGTTGCTGCCGAACTTGAAAAGACATCCGAAGTTATTAGTAAAACTGGTGTATTCGCAAATATAGATAAACTATATGGTAATAAACCAGGTGAAGGAGGTGACCCATTAGGTGATGAAACAACTGATTCAGGTACAGGTGACTTAGGTGGTGACTTAGGTGGTGACTTAGGTGGTGACTTAGGTGGTGACTTAGGTGGTGATTTAGGTGGTGATTTAGGTGGTGATTTAGGTGGTGATGAAGGAGGGGGAGACACTGCGCCCGAAGAAACTCCAACCGAAAGACTAGTAAGAAATAAAGACTTAGATTTATTAGTCGAGGACGACTTAATAAAAGGTAAAAGTATACTAGATTTATCTAAGGGTAGACAATCTTTAGGGGAAATAGAAAAAGAGTTGAATGCACTTCTAAATGACTAAATTGTGAATAATACTGCTTACATGATATTTATATAAAAAAAATATCATGACATCATTCGGAATCATCAAAACCAAGATTGAAAAGTTATTCGAATCAACTTACGGAAAACAAGATTTTAAAACCCATATTAAGTCATTTAAATCTATGATACTTGAAAATAGTGATTTATGTGAAGTATATTATATATATGATGAATTATCATCTAAAAAAGGTCTAAACGAAGACATAGTAGACGAGTATATCTCTGAGTCGTTTGAACAACTAAGAAGTTTAATTGATGATAACCAAAACGAAATCAATAAAATTAGTCAATGGATTGAACAGTTAGTTATCGAAAATAACAACAATTACAGTGATATTGATATTCAAGTTTATACTAAAAACATTACTAAAAATTTAGAGTCATTATTAGAATCTAAAAATAGAATTAAGAAAAATTTATTAAGTACTGATATAGTTGAAGTAAACGAATCTAATTTGAACATACCTATTTCTTCTATGTTACAGATTGCCACTAAAACATTTAATAAAGAGTTTTCTTTACTTAATGAGGAAGATAAAAAAGAACTCAAATTTTTTACGTCACTAAGTAAAACTCAACTAATAGAAGAGATAGATAAGTCTAAAAAATCTGTATCTTACAAATTAAGTAATAATTTAAATGAGTCTAATGATGAGGAACTTAAAGAAAAGATTCAAAAGACCTTAAATAAAATAAACGAAACTGATTACACCCTTACCTCACTGTACAAATTAAAACAGTTAGAAAAGGGATTATGATGAAACGGTTTTTTACATCATTACTAGGTGACGTTGACGGTCAAAAATCCTCAAAAAGGTTTGTAACCATAATCGCATTTTTCATGATGTGTATTGCATTTATTGCGAATATATTCATGGATATTCCATTACAAAAATATGTATGGGACGGTATGATGTATATTGTAGGTGCCGGATTAGGATTTACCACACTTGAAAAATTTTCAAGAAATAAAGGAGTTGAAGAATAATGTCAGACAGATTTACAATAGAGTTTTAAGTGATGCAGAAATAAGAAAAAATTTGGATATCTTCGACCAATGGTATTCTAACTCTTAAAGGTCGTTTCTCTTCTTATTCACATAAATTGCTTTTTTCATTTTTTCTCTTTTTTCCACTGAATCCTTTGTGTACTCCTTATTTTTATTAAGGTTCTGAAGTTGCTTAGTCTTGTAAACTTTATATTTGTAGTTTTTAAGAGCCGCCTCTATATTCTTATTTTTCACCTTAATAATTAGCATATATAAATTTGTTTATC